GGTTCGATCATGTACACAGATCTGAAGGCTCTCGGGCTGCTGAGGCAGCAGATTGGAGCGGTGCAGGTATGGCAGGGTTACACGGAGTAACAGTAAAACTTTATAACCGCGCTGTGGTGACGTATGACGAGCTCAATGCTCCGGTGTACTCATTCACATGCACGGAAGTTGACAATGTGCTTCCGGGACAGCCTTCCACCAGCGACATCGTTGAGTCTGTCGACCTGAGCGGCAAGCGGGCTGACTGCGTCCTTGGCATTCCGAAGGGCGACACGCACACATGGACTGATGCCATTGTGGAAGTGTGGCCGGGTGAGTTCTATGAGACGATCGGCTGGCCGATGACCGGCGTGCAGGATCTGATCCCGCTTCAGTGGGACAGGAATGTGCGTGCGGCGCGGTATTCCGGCCGGCTTGAGGACTGGGCAAGATTCGGAGGCTGACATGGCGCAGAGTGTTAAGTTCGTCATCGACAGCGCCGGAATTGTGGCAATGATGCAAAGCCCTGAAGCGCAGGCAGTCGTGCAGGCGGCAGGTCAGAGTGTCGCGGCCAGTTCCGGAATTGATTGTGACATTGAAACATTGATCAGCGGTGACCGAGCCGCTTGCAGAGTACTGCCAGCAACAAGAGAAGCCGCGATCGAAAACAATGAGACAAACGCGCTGCAGAAGGCGCTTGGAGGTGTGCGTGTATGACGCCTGAAGCATATGTGATCAAATACCTGGACGAAGCGCTTCCGGATGTCCTGGTGTTCGGCGAAGTTCCAGAGAATGAGCCGCGCCAGGATTTTCTTACTGTGGAGCTCACAGGTGCGAGCATAACGAATCAGGTCAGCAGTGCAACACTTGCCATTGATTCCTGGTCACTGACTCGGTCGCAGGCCATGGAGCTGAGCGTTCAGGTCAAGGAAGCCATGTTCAAGATGCTGGAAGAGCCGATCGGAGACGTGATGCTCGACACTGAGTATAACAATCCGAGGCTTTCCACCAAGCACCCGCGTTACCGCACGATGTGGCGCATCGTTTATGTTTCGTTAGATTAAGGAGATTAGGCTATGAATAAGTCTTATGTTACAACTGGTAAACCTAAGGCGGCCGGCGCTGTATATCGCGCAGCTCTTGGAAGCACTCTGCCCACCACGGCGGCGGCTACGCTGGATCAGGCGTTCGTTGAGCTCGGACATATCTCTGAAGATGGTCTGACCAACAACAACAGCCCCAGCGCAGAGACCATCAAAGACTGGGCTGGACAGGTCGTCCTGACGGTTTCCACTGAAAAGCCGGATACATTCGCGCTGACATTTATTGAGGCGCTGAATCCGGAAGTCGCTAAAGGCATCTATGGTGCTGACAATGTTACTGTTACCGGCCAGACCGGCTACAGCATCACTGTCAACGCTCAGGCCGTGGAGCATTACAGCTATGTAATCGACATCGCGCTGACCAGCGGCGGCATGAAGCGCATCGTCATTCCGGAAGGATCCATCACTGAGGTTGGTGAGATCGTCTACAAGGCTGATGAGGCTGTTGGTTACAACGTGACGATGGAAGCTCTGCCGGATTCATCTGGTAACAACCACTACGAGTATGTAGTGTATGCCGCTTGACGAATTGGAGGTAACACATGAAAAAGGGCACAACGAAGAGCGGGTTCAAGTACACCATGGACCCTACATCCTTGCAGGATATGCGCGTTCTCGACTCGCTCGCGGACGTCATTGATCCGGACGCTCCGGAAATCCGCAAGATCGTAGGAATGTCAAAGCTTACGGAGATGATCCTTGGAGCCGACCAGAAGAAAGCGCTGTACGCACACATCGCCAGTCAGCATGATGGTAAGGTGCCGCCGGCGGCTCTCGAGGTGGAGCTCACAGAGATGCTTTCCGAAGGCGAAGCAAAAAACTGATTACCCTGGCATCCATGATGGTCACGGATGAAGACGCGCTGGTCTGTGATTTCGCGGAAACATACGGAGTCATGGACTGGCGCGCCTTACCGATCAAGACAGCCGCAACGCTCGCGGCAGGCTTGAGACCGGACGCCAGGATCGTCCAAAAGATGAGCGGGCTGAATATCAGCATCGACACCATGCTCAGGGCGTATACGGCAGACAAGCTTGCCTTCATTGCCTGGAGCAAAACGAAAGACGCGCAGCGCAATGTGGGGCGTCCTGAATCTGTCCTGAAGCTTCTGATGGGCAAGAAGGATGATGAAACCTACGCAGGATTTAACACTCCTGAAGAGTTTGATGCGTGGCGCGCAAAGATGATCGGAGAATAACATGCCTCAGAATATTGGTCAGGCTTATGTCCAAATAGTTCCGTCTTCGGACGGCATAAGTGGATCCATAGAGAAGGTTCTTAGCGGAGAAGCTGCCAGCGCAGGTAAGGCGACTGGATCCGTTCTCGCCAGCGGCATCGGCAGTGCGCTGCTTGGCGGAACCGCTGTCGTGGCAGCAGGCGTAACTGCAGTCAGTGGTGCGGTTGTTAAGGGTGTTACAGACCTTGGTGCTTACGGCGACAACATTGACAAGATGTCCCAGAAGATGGGCATTAGTGCGGAAGCGTACCAGGAGTGGGACGCTGTCCTGCAGCACTCGGGATCTTCCATCGAGGCGATGAAGCCGGCGTTCAAGAATCTGGCAACGCTTGCCACGAACAATGCTGCGGCATTTGAAGCGCTTGGAATCAGCGAAGAGCAGGTCGCAAGCATGTCGACCGAGGAATTGTTCGCCGCAACCATCAGCGGCCTGCAGGGAATGGGTGAAGGTGCAGAGCGCACCGCACTCGCCACGGAGCTGCTTGGCAGAGCCGGCATGGATATGGGTGCCCTTCTGAACACTTCTGCGGCGGAAACGCAGGCAATGCGTGATCGTGTGCACGAGCTGGGCGGAGTCATGTCAGACGAAGCCATTAAGAATGCTGCCGCGTTCCAGGATAACCTGCAGGACCTTCAGACAGCCATTGGAAGTATCGGCCGCGGACTGGCAGCAGAACTTCTTCCAGGCGTTAATGATGTTCTTGCCGGGTTTACTTCTCTTGTTGCAGGCGAGGAAGGCGCAACCGTACAGATCAGTGCAGGATTCTCGTCGCTGTTTACGAACCTGTCCGGGATTATCAGTCAGATCGTGAGCACCATGTCCACTATGATGCCACAGATCGTGAACACGATTGTCGAAGTCTTGCCGCAGGTTGTGAGCATGGGCGTTCAGCTTGTTGTCAGTCTGGCATCCGCTTTAGTACAGGCCGCGCCGCAACTTCTGTCGGCTGTCATGCAGATTCTTTCCGATACGCTGTCACAGCTGTCGGCGGCTCTGACATCCGATGCACCGACAGTCGGAACAAGCGGCGTTAATGATTTCATTACAGGCATAATGTCAGCCCTGCCCGAAGTGATTTCACAGGGCATGGAGATTATAACGAATCTGCTGAACGGAATTCTGGAAGCTATGCCGGACATCATTACAGGCGCGGGCGAAGCAATCACAACCTTTGTCGGTTCGCTCATGGAATCCCTGCCCCAGATATGGGAAAGCGGAACGCAGATGCTTTTGTCAGTTGTGCAGGGCATCACGCAGAATCTTCCCCAGATCGTGACGGCGGTTGTTCAAGTGATCGGGATGCTGACACAGACGATTTTGACACATCTGCCCGAAATCCTTCAGAGCGGTGTGAAAATCCTTCTTGAACTGATCGCGGGTCTGATTCAGACGATCCCGGATGTGGTCGCGGCGATCCCCCAGATCATCCAGAGCATCGTGAACACGTTCGGAGACTTCGACTGGTCTGAGATTGGTCACAATATCATGGAGGGTATTAAGAATGGTATTCTCTCCAAGATTGACTCGGTTATTGAAGCGGCAAAGAGCGGTGCGCAGCGTGTTCTGGATGCAGCCAAAGGATTCCTGCAGATTGGATCCCCTTCGCGAGTGTTTGCTCGTGAGGTAGGCCGGTGGATCCCTGAAGGCATCGCAGTCGGTATCCGCGAGAACATGGACAGCGTCACAGATGAGATGCGGAAAGCGGCTGATCTGACGGAGATGGCTTATCAATCAGCACTGTCCATATCCGCTCCGGAGCTGTCGGCGGCAAGCAGTGATACAAACGCCACGCTGGCGCTGATCCTGCAAATGCTGATGCAGTACTTCCCTGAGTTCGAGCAGAACAAGGGACTGAATGGCACGGACATTTACAACATTGTTAATCGTCAGATGGGAATGGCGGTGATTTCATGATAAGACAGTTTTCTCTGCTTAATGCTTATGGTGAGACTTACGACCTGACTGTTGACTTCACAGCTTTTATGCACTCCGTCGGCGGCTT